TAATATTACCTCTGGACCTTGGACCCGGACCCAGGCCGGGTATAAATAGGTCTCTTCCCCCCGCGGAGATGTTTTGTTTTTGTTGAGGGGTAATCTCTTATTACGTCATGGCTTACGCACGTCGCCGTTTTCGGAAGCGCACTTATGCGCGTCGTCGCTACCCCACTTCTCGGCGCAAGCCCTCACGCAGATCTTATGGCCGACGTCGTCGGTCGTCCGGTCGGTCTGTTCGCTCGATTCGAAATATAGCTGCCAGAAAATGTCGGGATAATATGATGGGTGTTCCGGTCAGTGATACAAATATTGCTGGCCCTCCTGCACCCGTCCAACTCACGGCTGGCACTGATTATGGGTTTTTGTTCTGCCCTTCCGCGAGACGTGTCGGCTCACTCGATGGGTCGCTGCCTAGAAGCATACACGCGTCAGCTTCTGAGAGGTGGAAAACCCGGTGTTACATCAAAGGATTGCAGGAAACTATTGAAGTGCAACCCACTGATGGTATGGGATGGCTATGGCGTCGCATTGTCTTCTCATGTATTGGCCTCCTGGATGAATTCCCTGGGGTTAGTGTGTCAGTTGCCGACAACGTGAATGGCTATGGCCGGGCGTTGTGGAACGTCAGGAGTGGGACTGCGGAAGCACAGCCCCTCTTCACTGAAACCGCGAATTATTTGTTCGAGGGTACTCGATTCCGTGATTGGGTGAACCCATTCACTGCCAAGTTGGATCGTTCGATTGTCACTGTTCACGCGGACACAGTCCGTACTGTGCAAAGCAACAACCCGAATGGCACCTACAAAGTTTACAAGCGGTACTATCCTATCAACCGAGGGATAGTTTATGCAGACGATGAGTCCGGTGCTGGCAAGAAGAATGATGCCATTTATGCAGCCGGTACTACGAAGGGGAATTCTGGAGATTTGTTTGTCTTGGACATGTTTAGCGCTGTTGGAGATAATGAAGGGAGCACTCTGAACTTCGGTGTGCATGCGAGGTACTATTGGCATGAGGGATCCGGTCAATAAAGACGGTCCCCTACATAGACTATAATACAATTTTTCTCCAACCAGTCATGATCTGCGTCCTCCCCCATTGGGTTGTTGTTGGATAACCAGATGCATGGTTTACCCCATGCGATGTGCTTCTTCTTCCTGTACCTGTCGGTACAGTAGAATTCTGTTTGCTGGCCCAACCAACTCTTGTACCCTGGAAAGAATTTGAAACCTCCTTGAATATCGTCGAAAACGGCATATGAACAATCTGGATCTTGTTCATACTCCTCCAATGAAAATAGGCCACCAAAGTATGCATGCTTGCCCAATGATCTGGCCCACATAGTTTTACCTGTCCTTGATGGCCCCCACACTATCAAGCTCATTCCACGCTCCTCTGTCACTCAGAGGTTAGCACCTTTAGGGTTAGGGTTAGGGTTAGGTGGGTTAGGGTTAGGGTTAGGGTTAGGGTTAGGGTTAGGGTTACCGTTAGGGTTAGAGGAGTACTTACCAATCTGGTTCCCGGATAGATATCGCCCAGGCCATTCCCGAAGGTCACCATGTTGTGTAAGATCGAACGAGTATTGGCTAGGGTGACAATAAGGTGATCGATCCACTCTAAACTTCCAATCTGCGTATGCAGAGAATGAAGTGAATGATTTGACGAGATGGCTGAAAAGATGCGTTGACGCAAGTTCAAAAACTCCTCTCGAGTTGATGCGTCTCTGAGTTGGTCCCATCCAGCATTCTGTCGTTCAGCATTAGAACCCTGGCTAGGTTCTGGTCTTCGTAGGCTCCCGCCACATACGTCGCCATCTTTCGTTGCGTAATCCCAACTGCCACTAGGACTTCTGATTGTAGAAATGATATTTGGATGGAAACCCTCAACATCGAATTTGCGCACGTCTCGAGTTCGGTACTTTCTGCGAAAATCGACGAAAGCGTGTAGATGCGTCCCACCATCGCCGTGCGCTTCTCTCCCGACGATACAATCTGCCGAGAGAGACGAGAATAGCTCCACGACTGCTGATGGTCGGAGCTGGCCACACTGCGAGTAGGTGAATAATCCATAGCGGGCTTGGAATCGAAATGATGACATAAGCTTTTTGGGAAGGGTCTGGTCCAGAGTTT